ACCGGATGGCCGCGCCCCGGAAAAGAAGTGGGCCCCACATTTGATAATGATGTGCCGACCAATCATATCGTAGCCTGAAAGGCTAGATATTTGTTCTTTGTCTTTATATACTTGCTCGTCAATTATGGGCCTTGTCCATCATGTGGGATCCTCTATTGAATGAGTTTCCCGAATCTGTTCACGGATTTCGTTGTATGCTGGCCATCAAATATTTGCAGGCCGTTGAGGAAAGTTACGAGCCCAATACTTTGGGCCACGATTTAATTAGGGATCTTATTTGTGTTATTAGGGCTCGAGACTATGTCGAAGCGACCAGGCGATATAATCATTTCCACGCCCGTCTCGAAGGTTCGTCGAAGGCTGAACTTCGACAGCCCATATACCAACCGTGCTGCTGTCCCCATTGTCCAAGGCATAAGCAAACGACGGTCGTGGACTTACCGGCCCAGTTACCGAAAGCCCAGAATGTACCGGATGTACAGAAGTCCTGATGTGCCTCGCGGTTGTGAGGGTCCGTGTAAGATACAGTCATTTGATCAGCGTGATTCCGTTGTTCATACGGGTACTGTTAGGTGTCTTAGCGATGTCACTAGGGGTGGTGGTCTTACGCATCGCACTGGTAAACGCTTTTGTATTAAGTCGATATATGTATTAGGTAAGATCTGGATGGATGAGAACGTGAAGAAGTCTAACCATACTAACACATGTATGTTTTGGGTAGTTAGAGATAGGCGCCCTTATGGACCTAGTCCCCAGGATTTTGGTCAGGTGTTTAACATGTTTGATAACGAGCCCAGTACTGCCACGGTTCAGAACGATAAGCGTGATCGTTATCAAGTTCTACGTAGATTTCAGGTAACTGTAACGGGAGGCCCTTCAGGATGCAAGGAGGCTGCTATCGTTAAGAGATTTTTCCGTCTGAATCATCATGTGACGTATAACCATCAAGAGGCCGCAAAGTACGAGAATCATACGGAGAATGCTTTATTATTGTATATGGCATGTACACATGCCTCTAACCCTGTATATGCAAGTCTAAAGATACGAATGTATTTCTATGATTCAGTATCGAATTAATAAAGTTTGAATTTTATTATATGATATTCGTGTACATCGATTGTTCCATCTAATACATCATACAATACATGTGCTACTGCTCTAATTACATTATTAAGCGTAATGACACCTAAATTATCCAAATACTTTAGGACTTGTGTCCTAAATACTCTTAAGAAATGACCAATCAGAGGCTGTAAGGTCGTCCAGACCTGGAAGTTCAGAAAACATTTGTGAATCCCCAATGCCTTCCTGAGGTTGTAGTTGAATCGTATTTGAAGGTGTATGATGTCGTAATTCTTGAAGAACGGTCTTATGTGGTGTTTGGTTATCTTGAAATAAAGCGGATTTGTTATCTCCCAGGTAAAAACGCCATTCTGAGCTTGATGCGCAGTGATGTCTTCCCCTGTGCGTAAATCCATGATTTCTGCAGCCGATATGTATGTAGTAGGAACACCCGCAGGCTAAATCTATTCGCTTACGGCGAATGGCTTTCGTCTTGGCTTTGCGGTGGAGGACTTTGATTGGTATCTGAGTAGAGTGGCCTGTCGAGGGTGATGAATGTTGCATTCTTGAGCGTCCAGCTTTTGAGTGCGTAATTCTTCGCCTCTTCTAGGAATTCTCTATATGAGGATGTTGGGCCTGGATTGCAGAGGAAGATAGTGGGAATGCCGCCTTTAACTTGAATTGGCTTTCCGTATTTTGTGTTGCTTTGCCAGTCCCTTTGGGCCCCAAAGAATTCCTTCCAGTGCTTTAGATAATGCGGATCAACATCATCAATGACGTTATACCATGCGTCATTAGAATATACTTTTGGACTTAAGTCTAAATGACCACATAAGTAATTATGTGGCCCTAATGACCTAGCCCAAATAGTTTTGCCGGTACGACTATCGCCTTCTATTACAATACTATTGGGCCTCCAAGGCCGCGCAGCGGCACCACACACATTCTCAGAGACCCACCCTTCAAGTTCCTCAGGGACTTGATCAAAAGAAGAAGAAGAGAAAGGAGAAATATAAGGCTCTGGGGGAGCCTGGAAAATCCTATCTAAATTAGTCTTTAAATTATGATACTGAAAAATAAAATCTTTAGGGAGTTTTTCCCTAATAATAGCCATAGCTGCTTCAGCGGAACCTGCGTTTAAAGCGTCGGCGCATGCGTCGTTAGCATTCTGGCAGCCTCCTCTAGCACTTCGTCCGTCGACCTGGAATTCTCCCCATTCAAGTGTGTCTCCATCCTTGTCGATGTAGGACTTGACGTCGGAGCTTGATTTAGCTCCCTGAATGTTTGGATGGAAATGTGCTGACCTGGTTGGGGATACCAGGTCGAAGAATCGGTGATTCTTGCAGTTGAATTTTCCCTCGAACTGAATAAGCACGTGGAGATGAGGTTCCCCATTTTCGTGTAGCTCTCTGCAGATTTTGATGTATTTTTTATTGGTGGGTGTTTCAAGGTTTAATAATTGGGAGAGTGTCTCTTCCTTTGTGAGAGAGCATTTTGGATAAGTGACGAAATAGTTTTTGGAATTTATTTGAAAGCGTTTCGGAGGAGCCATTTGGTCAATGGGTACCGATTGACTCTCAAATTGCATTCTCCTGGTATATCGGTACCCAATATATAGTGGGTACCGAATGGCACAAATGTAATTTGGGGAAAGTAATTTAAAATTCAAATTTTAAACGCTTAAAGCGGCCATCCGATTAATATT